CGAGATCTGCGCATGTCTCGTGGGCTCGGAGATGTGTATAAGAGACAGGCCCCCTACACCGGCCAGACCGTCCCCATGCCCGCACTGGATCCCTTGTACGGCGACGGCACGGTCAATGACGAATACGACGCGGCCACCGGCGTGGAAACCCGGCGGTGGGGACGGGTGGAGCTGGACGGAACAGAGGCGTGGATAACGAGGACAAGCGGCACGGGAGTATATGGGTATGCGCTGCCGGATGTTTTTGATGCGCCGGCAGCGGCTGGCGTTTGCACCCACTTCAAATTTATCAAAAACGGGGCATCCGGGACGCAAACGGCGGTTTGTGTTGCGTCTGCCGGCACGCAAAAAGCATTATCCGTCTTTACCACAATAGCAACGCTGGACGATTTCAAGGCCTGGCTCGCCGCCCAAGCCACTGCCGGCACCCCGGTGACGGTGGTGTATCAGCTGGACGAGCCGGTCATTACCCAGCATGACCCCGCCCGCATCCTGCCGCCCGCCCCGGTGTGCCGCGTCTTTGCCGACGCAGGCAACACCGCCGTGGGATATAACCGGGATGTCAATATTGTCATCCCTAAGCTGGAGGCGGCGCTGGCCGAACTGCTGGGCGGCGGAGCGCAACCTATGACATAAAAAGGAGTGAGCGACCATGGGCATACCGATTTTAAGCGTCCGGGACGACCAGGGCAATATAATCCCCATCCCGGCCATACAAGGGCGCGACGGTGTAGACGGCAAGGATGGAAAGGATGGCGCGGCCGGCCCGAACCTGATTAACCAGAACACACTTACGCCGATGGCGGGCATACTGATGGGCTCGGGCGGCAGTGTAAAAACTGCGGTATCTGGGACTGATTACGCCACACCGGCGGAGGTAGCCGCCAAGGTGGATGCAGACGACTACACCCGCACCATCAACACGGCCACCACGACCGGTACAGCCGGAAGTTTTGCTTTAACGCTGGATCCGGCCCCCGATGCGCTGGCACAAGGCATGATGCTGCTGGTCAATTTCCACGTGGGCAGCGACGCCACCATGACCCCGCCGGTGCTAAGCGTCAACGGCTTAGGCGGCAAGTATTTGATGCCGGTGGGGGTAAACAGCGCCCGCCCGTTTGCTGCCGGGGTGCACATTGTGTTTTACGACGGGACAAACTGGAGGATGTTAGATAACGCCTTTTTGCCCATCATCGGCGGCACTGTATACGGCAGCATTATACCTAAATCTGCGCTGGAGTATAGCCTGGGGTCGTCCGAAATACCGTGGCAGTATATGTATGCAAGCTATGGACGTTTTGGAAATTCGGTGACGGTGGGCGGAAATGATGTGTGGCATAAGGGGAATTTAAAAATTGCTTACGGACAGATAACGATCGCGCCGGTAACTGCCGGGACACCGGTATCTGTAGATGTAGATTATTCGTCCGCCGGATTTACTTCGGTCCCTATGGTTTTTGCAACGCCGTTGACGTCGTCCCCCCAAACCACATCGGTAGGCGTAGGAAATATGACCACTACAGGTTGCAAGGCCTACGGTGTGCGTACTGGTAGTACAAACCAATATAGCGTCGCGTGGCTGGCTATCGGAACGTAAAAAGGAGGAAACATCATGATTAAAACATACTCTTACGCCAAAGACGGAGCAACAAAACTCACGCCCCATTTCCGGGTGCGGGAATTCCGGGACAAATCAGGTGGGGACAGTTTTCCGCTGGACGACTACCTGCCGGCCTTGCTGGAACGGCTGTACACCCGTCTGGTGCAGGACGGCCACAAGGTCAAGGCCATCAATATCGTCAGCAGCTACCGCACCCCGGCCAGCGACAAAGAGGCCGGCGGCAACGGTCGTGGGCCGCACACAAAGGGCACGGCGGCAGATTTCAACGTGCAGCTGGAGGGCGAAGTTCCCGGTGCACTGAAACGGCCTGACGGGTGGTTCCTGGACGGGAAGTATATCTGCACGGCCTTGCAGGATTTGGGGTGCATGGGAATCGGGTTCATGGGCGGCCGCGCCGTCCACGCTGATACCCGAACTGTGTCCACGAAATGGTGGGGCGACGAATGCACCGGCAAAAACGTGGCTGACTGGTATGCCTATTTCGGCGTCCAGAAGCCCGGTGCCGAAACGGCCCCGGATATTATCTATCAGGTGTACGCCAAGGGTAAAAAGTGGCTGGCAGAAATCACCAACTACGGCGATGGAAGTAACGGCTATGCCGGTTGGCCCAAACGCGCCGTCCAGGGCGTCCGCGCCAAACTGACGCGGGGGCATATCGAGTATCGGGTGCACCTGCGGGGCCGCTGGCTGCCCTGGGTCAAGGACTACCAGGACTATGCCGGACTGTACGGCAAGGATGCCGATGGCATCCAGATGCACCTTGTCGACGCCCCCGGCTACGTGGTTGAATACCGGGTGGCCGCAAAAGGCAAGGATTACTATCCCTGGGTGCGGGATTACGGTTTGGGAAGCGATGGATACGCCGGTTGCTATGGTAAGCCCTTCGACAGGCTGCAATGCCGGATTGTGAAGGTGTGATTATGGAATGGCAAGTATTCGGGGTGATTGCGGCGCTCCTGGCGTTTTTGGCCGGAATTATCGCGCCCGTACTTAAGCTAAACTCATCAATAACCAAACTGACCGTGACCATGGAGCGGCTTGTGCAAGATATGCGGGAGCAGAAAAGCAGCAGCCACGACGCACACAAAAGGCTGTGGGAACACAACGATGAGCAGGACGCGAAACTGCTTAATCACGAAACCAGAATCAACAATTTGGAAAGGAAATGATACCATGAAAATCAACTGGAAAGTACGCATCAAAAACCCCGTTTTCTGGGCCAATTTAGCCGCTGCAATCATCCTGCCCATTCTTACCTACCTGGGGCTTAATTGGTCGGATATGACCACATGGGCGGGCTTGGGAGGCGTTCTACTGGAGGCCGTCAAGAACCCGGTGATTCTGGTGGCTGTTGTGGTGTCCGTCTGGAACCTTATCAACGACCCGACTACCAAGGGGCTGGGAGACAGCGAGCGGGCGCTGGGGTACACAGAACCTAATAAGTAACAGAGAAAGCGGGGCGCTTCCGGCATCAATCCGGTTGCGCCCCGCTTTTCCTTTTGCATACAGATCTGTAATCAATCCGCCCCAAATCTCTCCAACATTTACCAATACAAACAAGCCCCCTCACACCTTATAATTGGTGTAAGGGGGCGATTTTGTGAAGGCAAAAGTGCAACGCTTGCGCGGTAGAGCGATAGCGACAACGAACAATGGATTTCCACGGACAGACCCGCGATATGAAGAAACAAAACTATGCTTTTTACCAAACGGGAAGTTTTATCTGCGGCTGTTATCCGGTCCGAGCAGTTTTACGGGAGACGGTAAAACGTGGAAGACAGAGCGGCGGAGGATAACGCCGGAAGAGGCGAAGTTCTGGATAGAGAACACTTGTGACGTTACTACGGGGTTACTACACAATATCTAAAAAATGGCTTAAATACTAGGTTTTCGTCTGATTTGTAATCAGCAGGTCGGGGGTTCGAATCCGTCCACCAGCTCCATGAGGAAAACGCCTGTAAACCCTGTATTCATGCGGGTTTGCAGGCGTTTTGCTTTCTATATATTTTTTGTTGTCTGGCAAGGTTTGAGATGGACGTTACTACGGGGTTACTACGGGTTTTTGCCTCTATCCAATCTTGTTTATAGCCTCTGATAAGGTCTTCGCAGATTGCCTTATGTAGTGGTCTACATCTACAGAAAAATCGGCGTGGCCCATTAAAGCAATCATATCTTCCTCTCGCACACCTGAAGCGGACATCATTGTAGAGAATGTGCGCCGCGTTGCGTGTGGATTTAATGGACGAACACCAATTGAATTTAACGCTGGAATATAGCATTTTTCGCGGAAATATTTTGGAGGCATCGGTGTACCGTCATCGCGGCAAAAAAGCGTTTTCCCGTCTTTTTTGACTTGGGCGCTGACGATATCAGCGATGCGCGGGTGTATTGGAACGGTTCTGTTTTTTCCTGCTTCTGTTTTCATACCGCCAATGAGGACCTTGATCCCATCTACTTCGCGGACGCTGGCTGGTGTTAGGCCGAGAAATTCGGATATACGGAATCCGGTATAAATCATCACCAAAATCCAGTCGGCATACGGAATTGTTCCCACGGCCTTGCGGATTTTCTCCAACTCCAAATCGTTGAAACAATCCTTAGCCGATTTGATGTTCTTAGGTAGGATTAGAAACTGAGCGTAGTTTTTGTTTACTATATCATTTTGCATGGCATAGTTATATAATAAGCCAAGCAATATTTTTATTTTCGATAAACCAGAGTATGTCATAGCGGGAACGGTTATATCCCGGTTATAGCGCCTTACAGTTCGTTCTTTTTGAAGCCCGTCAATGATAGATTGCATTTCGGCGGTGCGGATTTCACGCACCTTTTTATCGTATAGGGGAGCCAAATGCTTCCAGGATGAATCATAACCCGCGCACAGCTTACTGGATTTACCGGAATACCATACAGGCATCCATTCCTCACGCAGTTCCGCAAGCGTAATATTGTACTTGGTGGTGGGGTTACGTCTATATTCGTCCAGCGCGTCTTTGGCCTCTTGCGCGGTGGCATAATGACCGATTATCATCTGCTTGGCGTTGACTTTCCTGGCATCATCATCACGGATTAATTCCGCCGGTGCGACCGCCACCCAGGGCCTCCGCTTTAAGTCTTTGCGTTTGTACACGGAGCCTGTGCCATTCTCGCGCTTTATGGATTTTCTCGCCATTCTATACCATCCCCCTTAAAATTGGGCATAAAAATGCCCGGGACTTGATTTTCCCGGGGCCAGATGGTACAATGTGGATGGTTTATTGCCACACTGTATGGCCATCTGGCCGACGGTGCCCGCCTCGTTCCTGTTGGCGCAGGAGCGGGGCGGTTTTATAATGCGCGCATTTATATTTATTCATTGGCATACAATTTGATTGTTCAAATTGCACCAATGACACGACTTTACTAAATATTTTTTTAATGGTATACTATGTTCAGGCGGTTCAAATAGAGTATTTTCTAATTGCTTGCACAATACTTTCAGTGTTCCACCCGACTACTGCTTTAGAGACATTTTGGATATAAACCGGAACAACCGTGTTTCCCCATGGTTTTACAGCAATTATCGGCTTACCCATTTCTAGAGCCTTGTTAATTTCATATTCCATCCACCGACGATTGTTTGCGTACATTCCGGCGATAACCACCACGATATTCACAGGAGAAATTTTTCGTTTTATGGCTGCCGCTATTTGAGCTTGCGTCGTCACGTCACTACTATCCAGATTTTGCAAAGGTTTATCTTCCGGTGCAGAATAATTTCTGTATTTGAAATAGGGGGCACCTTTCAAAAGAGAAACCAGCCTGGAATATTCCTCTCCATACTTCCATGCATGGCTGATAAATAAATCGTAGGTTTTTAGATCTGGCATTTTTAATTCCTTCTTTCAAAATTACTTTTTAGGAGCTGATCTGAGTGAACGAAACAAAAAAGTATAGAAAAAGGCCAGTCGTTATCGAAGCTTATCAAACTGATATTGAAAGGATAATTCCTACTCTCGAGGGGGATATGTACGCCTCTCCGGGAGACTACATTATTACCGGGTTGCGCGGAGAACAATATCCTTGTAAGCCCGACGTGTTTGAGAAAACCTATGAGGAGGTGTCTTGTGATACTCCACTTTCCCCCAGGATTTAACTATTTGTCATCTTTGTGCATCGCTTCACGCCATTCGCCGTGTTCGTCCTCCATATAACTCTCGCAATTTTCCACAAAAGCAGCCATGCTGTCTTGCGCGTTCATGTTCTTATACGGGCCCGCTTTTGCGTTGAATTTGGCCAGTTCGGATTTTATTTTTTCATAGGTAGCCCTTTCCAATACCCATTTATCACGCAACTTCTCAAAAAAAGTGATTCCAGAGACAATAGAGGCTGTGGCTCCCAGAACCGCAATTATGTACTGTGCTGTTCGACCCATGTCGTCTACAGACAAGGAAAATACAGGGACGGCGGCCGTGGTTACAATATTAATAAAAGTCAGAATGCGATATCTTTTTTGAAGTTTCCGGCATGAATTGCTGTAATAGGCCATTTGTTGCTTCAATCGTTGCTCCACATAATCGTAGGGCTGGATATTTTCAGCCAATGTTGCACCTCCTTTTTTCGATTGGTTTGATTGCGTTTCACATTCCCGTGGTTTCTGTTCACACTGACCGTCTGAGGTGGGGGCCTTGGGCGGTCTTTTTACTTGTTCTTCAAATATGCAATTAACTGTAGAGACCAACCTAAGATTGCGAGAGCTAAACAGCCAATACATAGTGATATGGATATTCCGTCAGCTATGCCTATATTTGTAATTAAGCCAACGATCAGCCCAATAATAACAGTGACTAATTCTGTTGCAAAATTTTTCTGTTCGCCAATAGTCACCTGAATAAAGCTGTCCAATAATGTGATAGCCGCACATATGTATGTAATACTACGGTTCCCCGAAAAAAAGAATATAGTTCCAATTAGCCCGGATATAATTCCAATTATGCTAAATATAGTCGTCACAACTGATTTGATTTTTTGCCGCCTAAGCCAGTTTAAATACATTTGTGCTTCAGAGATGTCCTGTGAATTTGAATTAAATTCTTCTTGCGCCCCGGTATCCTCTGCAATTTTGCTCTCTATGGGTTCATTTGCTTCTGTTTCGCTCTGCTTGATACTTTGGTACTTGGCTACCATATCCTTTATATCGGCTATGGTATCTCCGCTGCTTTTGCCTATACTCATTTCTACTCCTCCGCACAGGAATTGACAAATTATGACAATTCCGTATAATATAGTTGTGGAGAAAATTCACGCCCTGTGGATTCTATTCACGCCTGCCGCTCAGGAGTACCAGTCCTGGGCGGTCTTTTTATTTCTGTAGACTTCTAAATATGAGCGGAGGCCTGTCCAACTCGTCTGCCCAAATATCTATGCATGGGTATTGTCTTTTCTCAACCTTTATTTTTTCAGCTTTACCGGTCAACGCCGCCACAATAGAGAAAGTAATGGCTTTCTTGGGAGGTTCCGCAACAATGGCAACAGGCTTTTGCGGTTGCTGCTCTTGAGCGGGCCTATAAGGCTCAACCATATAAAGCGGCTTTTGTACGTTAAAATCGTTTCCCGTAACGTGGCTTAGCTCGTGCTGAATGGCTTTTTGCTGTTCCTCATATGATAAAGAGTCATTTATATAGATATTGTAAAAACCGGAAGAATCTTCTACGGTTATCCCTTTTAAAGTAGTTGGTAAAGGTATAAATCGGATGCAGTACTCATTCATTTTCCTTCACTTTCGTCCTTTAGAGCTTCAATAATTTTGACGGCTTTAATTATATCCTCCTTTGTGGCGTTTTTGGACACCGAAAACATCATTTTCATTTCTGGCCGGGTACGCAGGGAATCAATAAGATCCAGGGTTTCGTTGTCCAGCCGGATGATATTATCGTGCTCGTCGTACACCGTTACGGCGGGCGTTTTTTCTGGATCGTTACCAAGGAGGTAATCGATAGATACCCCGAAAAAAGTAGAGATTTTTGATAGCGTATCTGCCGAAAGGCTTTGTTTACGTCCCATTTTCAAATCCGTGAGCGAAGCTCTGCTTGCTCCGGATTTTTTACACATCTCAGTAATGTTTATTCCTTTGTTTACGCATAGTACTTCAATCCGATTGTATAAATCAGACACAAATAGCAACCCCTTTATGTGCTTTACGCTGTTTTTACGCAAACACATAAAAACCTATTGACTTTTACGCTTGAGCGTAATAAAATGAAGTCACAGGATGCGAATGCGTAATACATTTTCCAACAACATCAATATATTACACATGCGCGTAAAAGTCAATAGAAAAGAGGTGATTGTTTTGGCCAGAAAACAACTTTGTGCATTTGGCAAAGAAATCAACCACGCACTTGTGGAACTTAACCAGCCTAAGGAATGGCTGATTGAGCAGGTAGGTAAATCTACCGGTCGATATTTTGACCGCTCTTACCTGCACAAAATTCAAGTCGGGGAGATTGCCACGCCTGGAATCGTTCAAGCCATCCGCGAAATTCTGGATTTGCCAGAATCGGATGCCGCTCAGACCGCCTAAGATTTTTACCCAAAATTATCACTCCTTGTCGAGATGATAATCAAAGGCTACCAAAGGAGGTGTCCGATAAAGAGGACTTATCCCATGATGTGGGAAATGCACACAAATTGGAAAAGCTCGTGATAGGGCGGAGGAGGTGAGGGCTTGAAAGGCGATTTTAACAATAGACATTTGATGCACAAGGTGCGACTGCTGGAAAATAAAGTTGAAAGATTAAGCTTTGTCGTTATCTGCCTGGCTGTCACGGTTGTAATTGCAATCCTCATGTGTTTTTTTACAAAATAGTGAATATATTAGGCGCATTAAAATTACCGAAAAAAACAGCACCGCAATTATAGGGCAAACGACGGTTGAATAACTGGGATTTCCGGCGATTACCGTATATAACAGATTGAACAACCAGTAAAAGCCAACGACAAACTCAAGCAATGTTATAAAAGCATTGAAATTGTCATAAACGAACTTACAGATGTTAACAAATCCAGATTTTGAAATCCGCTGTTTGTTAGATCGCCTAGGGGCTTGCTTTTTATTGGTCTTTTTAAGATAAAATTTGAGCAGTTCGACAGTCACTAGAGGAACGGTCGCCAGTAATAAATCTCTCATCAAATTCACATCCCTTTTTCAGCAGTATACCACAATATGGAAGACAGGACAACGACATAAATATTTCGCAAGATAGGCGGAGGGAAGGATAACAGCATGAATCTAGAGAATATCCGTGAATTGCGCACGGTTCACGGCGAGACCGAAATCAACGAACTGCTTTCCAGCGGAAAATGGCGGGTTCTTAACCTGGTGTACGAAGATGAAGGCATCGTTGCTACGCTGGCCAAGGTCAGAGCATAAAAAGCCGCCCGCGGTAGGGCGGCGTTCAAGGAGGTGAGTCAAATTGACCGAAGATGAATTATTGTCTCTGCCAAAGGTCCGCCCCGACGAAGCGTCCGCGTTCCTTGGCGGTGATCCGACAGCGCAATACATAAGGCTCTGGTGCCAGGACGGCGATTGCCCGTTCGGTGCGGCCAAACAGCAAAGTAAAAATCGATGGACATATACCATTAACCGGCGGCTGCTTATTAAATACCGGCGCGGAGAAATACCGCTGAGCGTTCCGCTGGTGTTGATGCGAATATTAGACGCTTTGAAGGAGGCTACATAATGCAAATTCTACGCGGCATCCTGCTGACCGTCGGCATTGGCCTGGTTTGCTTGGCCGCCTGCGCCACAGAGTGGGAGCCGGTGCCGATTCTGCTGATGGGCGGGACTGGTTTAGCGTTGTGCGGGATAGCCGGGGGCATGGGTAAAAAATCCAAAGGAAAGAGAGGAAGCGGCAATGTTTAAGATTACCCGTGAAATGTTGAAAGCAAAAGGGGCTTGCGCCATTGGATACCGTGAGTTTTGCGACGCATTTACGAAAGCGGAATACCCATACGGCGTTGAATATCAGGAAATCCTTGACAAGTGCGCCGAAAACGATCGCGACAGTCATGCCAGATGGCTGCTCAGCGCGTTTGGAAAAATCACCGACGTAAAGGAAATCGACGGGGATTACATATCTGAAAAATCGATTTTTGTGTGCGGTAGCTTACGGGCGACGGGGAAAATATCCTGTAAACGTTACGTTGAGGCTGGCTGGGGCATCGAGGCTGGCCGTGGCATCGAGGCTGGCGAGGGCATCAAGGCTGGCCGTGGCATCGAGGCTGGCTGGGGCATCGAGGCTGGCTGGGGCATCGAGGCTGGCTGGGGCATCAAAGCTGGCCGTGGCATCGAGGCTGGCGAGGGCATCAAGGCTGGCGAGGGCATCGAGGCTGGCTGGGGCATCGAGGCTGGCGAGGATTTCGGCATATATGCAGGACTGCGTTGCCGAGTAAACAGCAATTCGAGGATAGTTGTGGCGAAAGAAAAACCTAAAAATCTTATGTGTGGTGTTTTCGTTGGATTCAAAAACGACAGCGAATAAGAAAGCCGCCGGACGTGCTGGAACACGTCGAGGCGGCAGAGCGCAAAGAAAAATATAACCACCCTAATTATATAGGGTAAAAGGGGATTTGTCAAATGAAACGCGACCGCTCGGAAATTTTAAATCTGGTTGCGGATTTGTCTATCCGGTTGATAGAAGCGGAAGAGAAAATCCACGCTTTGGAGAAAGATGCTTCCTACTGGTACGAGCGTTACAAGGAAACGAGGGCGAACAATGATGTGCAAGGAGTGCCATTCGTGGCCACATCTGCCGGGGTGCCCGGAGGGGCCGGAAGCAAAACCTGACTATATATGCGGCTGGTGCGGGGAACCGACATTTGAGGATGAGTATTATGATTTTTGCGGCGTTATGGTGTGCCCGAATTGTGTCGAAAAACGCCGCCGTCTTTTGTAAGGAGAGACAATATGGATAACTATTTCAGCGAGCTGAACAGCGTAGACGTTTCGGGAAAAACCGATAGCAAAAACGGCCTTACATATTTATCCTGGGCTTGGGCCTGGGGGGAATTGAAAAAAAGGCACCCAGATGCGCTATATACCATCTACGAGGATGGAAATGGCCGTTTTTATCACACTGACGGTAAAACCTGCTGGGTAAAAACCGGCGTTACGGTGAATGGGCTGGAGCATATCGAATATCTGCCGGTGATGAACAACCGCAACCAATCCATACCTGTTAACGACGTAACGAGCACAGAGGTCAATAATGCTATTCAGCGCTCGCTTACTAAAGCCATCGCCCGGCATGGGTTGGGGCTGTATATTTACGCCGGGGAAGATTTGCCGGACAGTGCAGAGCCAACCCCGTGCGCAGACTGCGGAAGTGCAATTGTTGGGATTCGTAAGAAAAACGGAGAATTGTGGACACCCCGTGAAATCGAAGCATATTCAGAGCGGCGGTATGGGAGAGTGCTGTGCACGTCATGCATAAAAGCGGCCGAAAAAGCTTTGAAGGAGGCGACGGCCAGTGAAATCAATTCTGCAAAAGAATAAAGAGTGCTATGTGTCCGGTGCTACAGCCGGATTACACAAGCATCACATTTTCTTTGGTAACGGCCTCCGTTCTGTATCCGACAGAAACGGGTTTTGGGTATGGCTTCGCGCTGACCTGCATAACGGGAGCGACAGAGGCGTGCACTTCGACAGAGCTTTTGATTTACAACTAAAGCGCGAATGTCAGGAAAAGTACGAGGAAACCCATACACGGGAAGATTTTATGCGCCTTATAGGGAGGAATTATCTATGAGCGGGCAAGACCTTATGAGTGAGCTTTCGGCCAAAGTATCGCTTGTGGATAGCGCTTTAAGGCAACTTGGAGCAAGAGGGAGAGAACGCGCCAAGGCTGAACATGACTACCGAGTGGCGTTGTCTAAAAAAATCCTAATCGAGAGGGATAAAGGAACACCCGTGACCGTTATTTCCGACCTATGTCGAGGATCCGCCGAAATAGCGGATCTTCGCTTCAAGCGCGATTGCGCCGAGGTAAATTACAAATCCGCCTTGGAAGCAATTAACATTTACAAACTGCAAATCCGATTACTAGAGAACCAAATAGAACGAGAGTGGCGCTCGTGAGTTGCCCGATTTGCAAGAAAATAGGCGAAACACCGTCGGGCCATAGCGTTGTTCACTGCAAGGCGTTTGACCATCAGGCGGTATGTATGCGCCATTGTATGGCCTGCAAGTACCACAGAGAACAATGCTCCACCGACTGGTGCGGCTACCGCACAGCAAAAGAAAAGGCGGGTGATGTGATTGGGAGCCCCGTATAAACAGGGGCTGGATTATTATCCAAGAGAAATCGGCATGATGAAGGACAGGAAATTCCGAAAGCCCAGAATGAAGCACGGATATGTGGTCAACGAGGTGTATGATGCTCTTCTTGATTTAATTTATGGTGACAAAGGATATTACCTGGACTACTCCGAACCGGACGACGTAATTTGGGAGATACAACAATATTTATTTGGTAAGTATCAGGTATCAACAGAAGAAATCGCGGATATAGTTGCGGAACTGGTGGCGTGTGGACTATTTAGCGACGACCATTACAGGGCCAAAATACTAACATCCAAACGGGTGCAGAAGGTGTTCTACAAAGCCACTGTAGACCGCAAGGCGATTGATATTGATTTTGGAATATGGCTTTTGTCGGAAGGCGAAATGACGGAGCTGTCGTCCAAGAGCATTATTCTTGACAAATTTATTAATCGTCCGATTAATGGCGTAAATCATCCGATTAACAATGTAATTCAGCCAGATAATCCGCAAAGTAAAGTAAAGAAAAGTAAAGTAGAGGAAAGTATAGAAAAGAACTCGACTGGCGTCGGCGCGCGCGTTGATTGTAGGCGAATTGTAGAAATCTTTAATTCTGTATGCAAATCATTGCCAAAAGTTAAAAGCCTAACCGACCCGCGCAAAAAGGCGATCCAACGCGCTGCCCAAGAAATAGAAAAAGCGGGCGGATTTACTGTCTTGTTTGAAAAAGTGGAGGCGTCGGATTTCCTCGCAGGCCGGAGTGGCGCGTGGTGCGCTGGATTTGATTGGATTTTAAAGCCGGCTAACCTATCAAAGATTTTGGAAGGCAACTATGACAATCGGGCGGGAAGGAAGAAGGCTGCAACCTCTATAGATGATTCCTCTCTCGACCTGGATGAATATGAAAAGGCGGTGCAAGATTTTGTGCCTGTTTTTGGAAAGAAGGATGCAACATGAATGTTATATGCTTACTCGGACGGCTTACCACTGACCCGGAACTGCGCCGTACCCAGACGGATACATCCGTGACCAGCTTCAGCGTCGCTGTCGACCGGGCATTCCAGCCCAAGGATTCGGAGCAGCGTCAGGCGGATTTCATCAACTGCGTCGCCTGGCGGCAGACTGCCGAGTTCATCTGCCGGTATTTCCACAAGGGACAGCGGATTGCTTTGCAAGGTTCGTTACAGTCCAGGAACTACACCGATAAGGACGGCAACAAACGCACGGCCTTTGAGGTGGTTGTCGACCACGCTTTCTTTGCGGAATCCAAAAATGCAGGCGGAGTGCCGTCCGGCGGCTCCCGGTATGATTCCCAGATTCCCCAGTACAGCGAAACGCCCCCTGCTTTTTCCACCGCCAATGCGGGCGATTTTGAGGAAATTGAAGATTCGGATTCGTTGCCTTTTTAGGAGGAAGTGGAATGGGATACACTCACGGGACCAGATGGACCGATGAAGAAATCACAGAGAAAATTATTGAGATAGTCAAGTTTAGCCATCTAGACAGGATGCCAACACGAAAAGAGGTCGAGCAATACTGTGGGGACACGTCGCTAACCAACGCCGTTACCCGTCGCAAGGGCGGTTGGTATGCGCTTGCAGAGAAAATGCGATTGCCGATAAAGGAGTGTGAAACCACATTTGGGAAAAGCCACGAAAAAATCATAATGGAGCGCCTTGTGTCGATGGGGCACGAAGTGCGCCGGATGCCGCAAAATTTTCCGTATGATTTGCTTGTGAATGACAGTGTAAAGGTGGATGTAAAGGCGAGCCGCCTATATCGTGGCACGGGAGGCAATTTCTATTCGTTCAACCTCGAAAAGCCTTTTTGCACATGCGATATTTATGTGTTGCGGATGATTGGCGGGGATGGAATCGAAGTGGATACACTGGTAGTTCCCAGCAAAGTGGTTGCTACAAATACACAAATAAGTGTCGGGGAAACAACAAGCAAGTATCAAAGGTACAGCCAAAAGTGGGAATACATATCTGCATATAGCTCATTTATGGAGTCGGTGGGATGATGGATTATAACGGTCATATTCCAAGTCGACCCATTTTGACGTACCACTACATAATCCCGCACGTGCCGCCAAGCAATAACCAGTTTATCGGGCGTACCAATTTCCGGGAGTATCAGGCACAGAAAAAGACGTGGGCTATGCTGGTTAAGGCATACTGCAAGCCAGCGCCTAAAAAACCTATCGCGCATTCCGTTGTGACGCTGGCTTACTGTTTCGGCGATAACCGACGGAGAGACCCGGACAACTACAGCGGAAAGATGATACTTGACGGACTGGTCAAGGCTGGAATTATTGAGGACGATAGCTTTGGCAAGATAGATTTAGTGCTTCGGCGCGTGGATGGGGCAGATAAGCGGACGGAAATCACCGTGGAGGAGATTGTATGAATAAACAACCAACCCGCGCCTACTGGAAGCGGCAGATAAAAAGCGTAGACCAAGGAAAAGACAGAAGCAAATCCAAACGGAAGAAGCGGGTGAAGCGGCGTGGGTGAACTAGCGCACCTGTCGCTGTTCAGCGGCATCGGCGGCCTGGATTTGGCGGCGGAGCGGGCGGGATTCTGCACGGTGGGACAGTGCGAATGGGCCGACTATCCCACAAAGGTGCTTGAAAAGCACTGGCCGGATGTCCCGCGCTGGCGAGATATACGGACGTTGACGGGAGGCGACTTTTACGAAAGAACAGGCATGCGAACAGTTGACGTTATTTCAGGCGGATTCCCCTGCCAGCCGTTTTCTGTCGCCGGGAAGCGAAGAGGCAAGGAAGATGACCGTTTCCTCTGGCCGGAAATGTTGCGTGTTATCGAAGAACTCCGGCCCGCTTGGGTTGTTGGTGAGAATGTTGCTGGAATCATCAGTATGGCGATCGACCAAGTGCTTTCTGACTTGGAAAGCATCGGGTACACCTGCCAAGCGTTTGTTGTTCCGGCTTGTGCCGTCGATGCCCAGCACCGGAGAGACAGGGTATGTATTGTTGCCTACCGTGACGGCGCAGGATTCGGGACCAGGTGCAATAATCGGGAAAGGGGACAAATTCCGCACGACAAAGAACGGAACTATCCGAAAAGTGAACCAGAACGGAGCGGACGGATCGGTAGGGCTTGCACGGTTGGTCCAGATGTGGGCCACGCCAACAGCGGCGGACAGCACAGGGACGACCGGCGGCGGAAACAGCCGGAGTTTACGCACGGATGTTGGTGGCCAGCTGAACCCGACGTGGGTAGAGTGGCTAATGGGGTTCCCCACCGGGTGGACAGACTTAAATGCCTAGGCAACGCCGTAGTCCCGGCGCAGTTTTACCCGATATTCCAGGCGATAGCTGATATTGAATCATTGCGATAAACCCGTCGGGGTAGCTGCCGACGGGAGAGGATACCGGTATCCTCCAAACAAAATTTTGGAGGAAAAGAAAGATGAAACAAACATACAAGAGCAAAGTGTATACAGATAGGCCCGCTTATGCGGATTTTGGCCCAGAAGCAAAATTTGAAGCAATTAAAAGTATAATCGCAAGGAGGCTGGTTGAACACCCCAATGCTATTTGCTCTTATTCCGGGGGAAGTGATAGCGACATCGTACTGCATTTAATCGAGACGGTACGCAAGACGTTTGACCTGCCGCCAATCCAATACGCTTTTTTTAACACCGGCTTGGAGATGGATGCAATAAAACGCCATGTGCGTGATATGGAAAAGCTATATGGCGTTACAATCACGGAATACCGCCCGAAAAAGAATATCGTTCTAGCCACACGCGAACACGGTCTGCCGTTTATCTCTAAGATTGTGTCCAGCGGATTAGAGGGAGTGCAGAAGAAAAATATCCCGCTGTCTATCGCGGCAGAGTATGCAGAGGCAGAAGACAAAGCGGCAAAGCGGGCGGAACTGCGCGAACGTTATCCGAAATGTGAATCTACGATAAACTTTTTATGCGGATGTAATTCCGCTGGTGATCCACGACCGGATATTCAGCTTGTCATAAACTCGTCGAAGTATTTGTTAGATTTTATCATTGAAAATCCGATACCGTTTAACGTCAGTAACAAATGCTGCGATTACTGCAAAAAGCAAGTAGCACACCGTGTGCAAAAGCAGTTTGATATGATAATCACCGGCGAGCGTAGGGATGAAGGCGGTATGCGGTCAGTCCCGCGCAAAGATAATACGTCTATGTGCTTTGCGGAGACGGCTGACGGAAAATACAGGCTAAGGCCCTTGTACTATGTGTCTGACGCTGATAAACAATGGTACAAAGACTACTACCATATCCGCTATTCCGATGCCTATGAGGTATATGGATTAACACGTACAGGATGTTGCGGATGCTCTATATCGTCAAAAGCAATAGAAGATTTGGAAAAAATACGACCGTATGAGCCAAATTTGGTAAAAGCTGCGTGGAACGTGTTTGGCGACAGTTATAGATACCGCCAGCAATACAATGCTTATAAGGCGCTTAGGCGGGCCATGGAAAAGCAGGATTCAAGCGGACAAACGACGCTGACGGGAATGGGAGAAAGGACAAATCTATGAACGGATTAAAATACGACGATGGGAAGCCCAGGCTTGACCTGGTGCCGCCCGAGGCTGTCATGGCACTCGGCCGTGTGCTGACCTACGGCGCGGAAAAGTATGCGCCTAATAGTTGGCGCGGCGTGGAACCGGAACGCTATGTCGCGGCGCTACTGCGGCACCTGATGGCGTACCAGATGGGCGAAACACACGACCCGGAAAGCGAAATGCCGCACATGTGGCATGTACTGACAAACGCGGCGTTTTTGGTTGCGTTGACGTGAAAGGATGAAGATGATGGACGAATTAAAGCCATGCCCGTTTTGCGGGGGCACAAACATCACAATGGGGGCTTATAGCATTGCCCCGGAGTGCCACATTGAATGTGAATGTGGAGCGGGAATAGAGCTAATTGTAAATTTTAACGCCGAGATGAGCGTCGAAGAACATGACGATTTATGCGCCGTGGAACTTACTAAGGCTTGGAATCAGCGCGCCCAGCAGCAGAGCAACGATCCTCTGACGCAGGAAGAACTGCGCAAGATGGATGGGGAGCCGGTGTGGTGCGTTGACGGCATCGGAAACGTGGCATGGTGTCTGGTTAGTGTTTGGTCAAACCGAGAAGAAAAAGCACAGGGTGCCGATTGCGTAGACAAAAACGACGGGTTATGGGATGCGACCTACTACGGTATGAAGGGAAACGGCGAACACGGGTTGCACGCAGTGGGCTGGCTTGCCTACAGGCGGAAACCGGAGGTGTAGGATGGGTAAGTGCAAAATAGACCCAAACAATCCCAAAGGAGCAAAGTGCCTGAAACGGTTTACGGTTAAATGTGTAGGGAAAGAACGCAAAAATTATGCAGAAACCAATTTCGAACGCATCACGGCCAGCCCGGAAGCGTTAGCGCCGCATTTAATCCGATATGACGATTGGGATGCCTTCGCGCCGTTTATCGCGGCGGATGGAGAAAACTATGTGGCAGAGGAAGAAGCCATAGAGGCTACAGCGTACTGGCTCAACCAGCCTGCTGAGGAGGAATAACGGATGTATGAGGAACTGGTTAAGCGTCTGCGGATAAAAGGTTGCGATGGATGCCCACACTCCCAGAAATGTATAAACGATGAAACGGCTGAATGCGTAATCAGAACTCAAGCCGCCGACGCTATCGAAGCGCTGGAAAAGCAGCTTGCAGAAACCGATGCAATCGCCGAACACGAACACTGCCGGTACATAGAAACCCTCGGCGAGTGCGACGGGATGGAAGCCCGTTGCAAAATCGTAGAGAAGCAGCTTGCCGAAAAGGAATCGGAAATCGTCCGAATCCGGAACAGCTGGTCGAATACCATATCCGACCTTTCCGGTGTTGCGGCGGAAAGGGACAAATACAAAGCCAGCCTAGACCAAATAATCCGCTGTGCGGCCTGCAAATACTCGGAGCCGTTTCCGACTGACCCGCGGGTGTTGATATGCGCAAACCCGAAATGGATTCCAACGGGCGACGGCCGCGGCGTGAAGGAACCTTATGTTAAGCCGGATGACTATTGCAGTTTTGGGGAGGAAAAAGGCAATGAAATGGACGATTAAAAAAGCGGAAACCCGAATTTTGGAGGTCGAGCGGAAGGAACTGCCCAAGGGACTTACGTATTGGGCCGCTGTGGATTATCTTAGCAAGATGCGCCGGGAGGGGAAATATGATGTCTGAATGGATAAGCGCCAAGGATAGGCTTCCGGAAATTTACGAAGATGTATTAGTTATAGCTAGCGGAAACCCGCGAAAGAATATCACACTATCTGCGGCATATTGCTTTGGGTACATTAGCAGAGATGGATGGGTTATAGAAGAATACCCAGAGTGGGAAAATGCCTACGTTACCCACTGGATGCCGCTGCCTGAACCGCCGAAGGAAATGTGAAAGAGGGAAATAAGATGGATTGCAAAATAAGCGTGAAATTACACTCGGAGAAAGCGACGGTTAAAATCGAAAACATTGTTGTTCCGAAATGTTTTGGAACCCCGAAAATCGAGAAAATCATATATCACTGCGAAACTTATTTCGGGGAATTCGACGGACTGGAACCAATCATCGTGGATGATAGCCTTACGCTGATGGATGGCTATATTTCGCTGCTGATTTTGAAAGCGCAAGGTAAGAAGACGGCAGACGTGTTTAAGATAACGCCAAAGGCAAAATTTATCGGCGAATAGTTGCCGGAGGAGGCGAAACATAATGGCCGAATATATAGCGAAAGATGATTTGCTTGCGCACTTATATAGCATACAGGACGAAAAGGCAGATATTATGTTGGAGATCGCGAACTTTCCGCCTATAGACGTAATTCACGTGGTGAGGTGCAAGGAGTGCGCGAACTACTGCAAGTATGAAGAGTGGGATCGGTATCGACAAGAGAGTTTTGAATGCCACGAGTGCACGAGGCTTAAAACGGATTTGGGCGCTGATGGATATTGCAGTTTTGGGGAGAAAATTAGCAAGGAGGCCACGCAATGAGCAAAACGTTGGAGAGAGGAGAAATCAATACGAAAGAGATACATATCGGAGATAAGGTAATAATGAATGACCGTTATCACGTGTCAGACAAAAACAAAGGCGTTGTGTGGGTAGTCCGGAGCGAACCTTTTGATGTGTGTGGATCTGTTTGCGTGATGCTGGAAGGATACAGGGGAGGCTACGCGGTGGACGGACTTGACGTAGTAAAGGAGGCCACACCGTGAGCATCTGTATATCGCCCATCATGGGCATCGTGTATCTGCTGCTTGCGGCATCTGCCGGGGCATGCGTGGGGCTGTTCTTCGCGGCGTGTTTTGGGAGTGGGCGGCGATGAAAATACCGGATAGCCCATGCGCAAGTTGCGGCAGGGGCAAACGGTGTACGTCTAAAAGCGACACCTGTAAAAAGTTTTGGGACTGGTTTAAACCTGCTTGGGCGGAGGCCACAAGACCGTTAAGGGCGGTTCGGCTGAAAAAGACAGGTTATCGGCAATGCATGCGCACACACTGCCAATGGGCAAATTCTGACGGACTGTGCGTGACCCCGTGCATGGAACCGGAAAAGCGGGATTATGTGGCCGATACGGTGCAGCACAACCGAACTGTGTGCAAGGCGTATCATGCACGGATGCGCGCTAAACGGGAGGCGGAAAGGAGGGCGGCCGATGACAAACAAAGAAAAGAAGCAGTATCTGGGGCAGTACCTGACGCTAGAGGCCCAAATCAATAGGATGATTGCCGAAAGAGACAGATGGATGGCGCTGGCCGTCAGTGTATCCCCCGTATTGTCAGACATGCCGCATCTTGGTGGCGTTAGCGATAGGGTGTTGGATGCCGTGCAACACATTGCGGACATTGACGCGGAGCTCGACCGTGAGATAGACCGTAAAGTAAACCTTAGGCGTGAAATAGAGTCTTGCATTATCGGAATACCGGATGATAAACTACGCGACGTCTTGCGCAATATCTACATAGATGGCAAAAGCATAGAGGAAACTGCCGACCGTATAGGATATAGCGCGAGGCACACGCGCAGGCTCCACGCTTTAGCGGTAAATGTCCTTGTATGTCCGCCCCCAATGCAGTAAACTGGTATTGTGGAAAAAAAGAAGAGCGCATCCGGTTCAATCGTCCGGTGCGCTCTTCTTTTTTCCAGACCCGGGGGATTTATCAATAGATATAATGCGCCTCCATCAGGTAATATTCCGGGTCGATTTCATAGTGCTCGGCCCCGCCGTAGAATTTAGTGTATTTTTTGGTCAGCGCTTCGGCCACAATGTCTTCCGGCAAAATAACCAGGTAATTGGGCCCGGTGCGTTCCAACTCATTGATATGGCGTGCCGCGTAAAAGTAAACGCCGTCTTTTTTGGATCGGTATATGCCTTTTGTTCCGGCGTAGCAGTCGTACAGATCGCCGTGGAAATTAAATTCCCACAAAACTTCCTTGTCCTCTTCGTAGTAGCGTTTCATGATAGCGTTTATTATATTTTTCATTTTTATTCCCCTTACAACGTCCCCAAATATTCATCGACCAGTGCGGAAAGTGATATTCCCCGTTCCGCAGCGGCCCGTTTGGCCTTTTCATGGTTCCCCGCACCTACCGACAAGGTGATGGTGCGTTTTGTATCGTCTTCGACGATTTCACCGAAGATTTTTTCGTATTCTTCCCCGGACAAGTGTTCTTCTGCCCATTTCGCCGCCGCGCCAGAAGATAGTGGGATAATAATATCGTCGCCAGACCAATCGTTATTCCCAATTGGCTTTGCGTACTTGGATCCGGGGCCGCCGGAACCGAAAAGGAAGAATTCCCCCGTGCGCTTCCGGTACAAACATTCGGCGCACACATAAAGTCTGTCATCCAGCCTGCCGTTGTTCCATTCCCCGACCAGCTCCGCCGTGCTGGTATCGTACAGTTTTCCGTTGATTACTTTTTTCATGACCTTTCCCCCTGTTATTAATCGAACGCATGCTGATTAACATATTCAGACCATTCGGCATTCATATCACTTATGACATTTTCATGGTTTTCACCATCTAAGATGCGGTTCATGGCGTCCCTGCCATATTGCGATTTAACAGCGTTTTCCGACAGGCTGAACGCTTCAGCATCCAGGTACGCTTTGGCGACCGGGTATTTTTTGCACAAGGCTTCCAAGTCCGCTTCCGGCCGTTTAATTGGCCTGTAATCTTCGTTGTCCATAGCATCATTTAACTGACGGTGGAAGTTATGGATGGCATAAATGGCCTTTCGGATTTCATCGATTCCTTCTACGGATTCTAAGGCGGCCTTGCGCTTGTCTTCCAGCGCTTTGACTTCTTGCAGGTATGCCAGTATCCCAGGCTTTTCCGCACGTATAAAATCCAATGTTTCCGCAGGAACCGAAGCGCGGATGCGCAGCGTTCCCTTGCCCGTATCGGAAATGCCATACATTGAAATCAGTCTTTTGTATTCCGCGATTTTATCCATGGTGTGCAGCTCCTTTCTTTATTGCAACTACAGTATAGCACATAGTTTAAATAAAGTCAATAGTAAAATAGAAATTATTTAAAATCTTTTTCGACGAGGCCGGCATAGCGTCCGGAGGGTGGGCTTGGGGATACATAAAATGAGGAGGGGTGTAAGCGGTGCTTACCAAAAATAGAGAGGTATTTATCCAGGAGATCGTTGCAGGCAAAAGTCAAAGAGAGGCATACCGCAACGCCTATCCAAATTGTAAGGCGGCTGATAGGATTGTTGACGTTAAGGCAAGCAAGCTATTTGCTGTGGCTGAGGTGCGGCTAAGGTACGACGAGTTAATGGCCGAGGCGCTTAAACCGGGAGAGGATGCGGCTATAGCCACAAAACGCGAAGTGTTAGCCGAGCTTACTGCGATTGGGCTTGGCACAAAGGATTACCCGGCACACGATATGTTTGGCAACACCTATATGGTTAAACCTAGCATGTCGGCGCGTCTCAAGGCACTGGAGCTGCTTGGCAAAAACATGGGGTGCTTTACAGACAAGTTAGATATTACAGGCGCCGTACCGGTGGTGATATGCGGTGACGACAAAATCAGCGACTAGGGTATATCTGCCGGACGTTATCGGGCAGGGATACGGCGATTTCTGGCGATGTCAAAAGCGTTACCGTGTCCTCAAGGGCGGCAAGGGGTCTAAAAAGTCCACCACAACCGCCCTTAACCATATCGTTCGCCTGATGCAATACCCGGATGCAAACTTGCTGGTGGTGCGCAAGGTTGGCGATACGCATCGATCGTCCACTTTCGCCCAGTTGCGTTGGGCAATTCGGCGGCTTGGCGTGGACGCGTATTGGCGGGCTACCACATCACCGATGGAGTTAACCTACACGCCCACCGGGCAAAAGATATTGTTCCGGGGTATGGATGACCCTTTAAAGCTGGCTTCCACCACCGTAGACCACGGGGTGCTGTGCTGGGTTTGGATCGAGGAGGCCTATGAAATAGACAGCGAGGCGGACTTTGACAAGCTGGACCTGTCCGTCCCGCGCGGCAACGTGCCTCCACCGCTGTTCAAGCAGACCACCCTGACCTTCAACCCCTGGAGCGAGACACACTGGCTAAAGCGGCGCTTTTTCGACGCGCCCGCCGCTGACGTATCAACCTACACCACCACTTATCTTTGCAACGAGTGGTTAGACGATACGGACAAAGCGGTATTTGCCAGGATGCAGCGCGATAACCCGAGGCAATTTCGGGTGGCTGGCCTGGGAGATTGGGGTGTGGCCGACGGGCTTGTATATGACAGATGGGAGATACGGAGCTTTGATATAGACAAGGTACGTAAAATACCGCTTATACGCTCGGTGTTCGGGCTTGACTACGGATATACTAACGACCCGACCGCGCTGTTCTGTGGGTTGGTCCTGGAGCCAAAACGGCTCCTTTTTGTTTTTGACGAGGTGTACGAGCGGGGACTCACTAACCGCGACATATACGCAAGGATACGGGACAAAGGGTATGCCAAAGAGCGCATTCAGGCGGACAGCGCGGAGCCGAAATCAAACGACGAATTACGCTTTTTGGGGCTGTCCGGCGTGAGGCCGGCGGCCAAGGGCAAGGACAGCATCCTTAACGGTATCCAGTACCTACAGGGTTACCGGATTATCGTGCATCCCCGCTGTACCAATTTTGCGGCGGAGATTGGTAGTTACGCATGGGACAAGGACAAGGCCGGGATTACCCTTAACCGCCCGATAGATAGCAATAACCACTTGATGGATGCCATGCGCTATGCCATGGAGCCATATATTCGACGCAAAGTGGAGCCGTTGCCGGAGCGTCGCAGATATGCACCGACAGGAGTAACACCAAGAGATATGCAAGGGGGGTGGGATGCGTGATATGGATTATGGCCGCCGCTGGATGGGTTCTGGCGGCGTTTTTAGGCGGTTTTCTGATAGGCAGAAAAAGAGACGGCCCCGCTCGTAAAAAGCCAAATACGGGCAGCCAGGAGCCGCCCAGCGCCATCGATAAGCAGACTGCCGAAAAGTTTCGGCGCGAATGGGCCAATTTTTTAACCTACGACGGCGCCGCACAGGAGCCGACGGAATAAACGCCCTCACCATGGGCGGAAGGAGAATGACCAATGAAAGAGAATACACCTATGCAGGGGGTTGACACCGCACCACAGGATCAACCCGAAAGCAGCGTGGCTGCAAAAGGTGCAGCAAACGGCGAACTGACGGATAATGCTGAGGCAGAGGGCACCACACCGGCCGAGGCCCCGGAGCAGAACGCCGCAGAGGCGGAAGACGACGCTTTTGTCATTCAGTTCAACCACGAGGAACGGCGGGTAACCCGCGAAGAAGCGGCCGCACTCGCGCAGAAAGGCTTGAGGCTGGACAGACTGGAGGAACAGACGGGGACGCCGGCCTCCGAACTGGTCCCGATGCTGGACAAACTCAAGTTTTTAGCCGCGGCAAATAGCAAGTCTTTGCCCGAAATGATTGACGCCCTGGCGGAAAGCCAGGACAAGCAGCTTTATCAATCTATCCTTGCGGAGTGCGACGGAAACGAGGCGCTTGCAAACCGGCTTTTTGATGCTGAAAAGCTCAAGCGCCAAACCGCCGCTGAAAGTGCGCAAAAGGAAGCAGCAGCCGCGCAGGAAAAAGAAAAGGCCGACCTTGCCAAAAGGCTGGCCGATGAGTTCGTGGAGCTGCAGCAGGAATTTCCCGAACTAGCGGAGTTTTCCGCTGTCCCCAAATCCGTGCTGGATGCGGCAGTAAAAGGCAAAAACCTTACCGACGCCTATCTGCGTTACCAGCGCGCCGAGAGCAAAAGGGTGTCCGCAGCCAAGGCCACCCAGGAGCAGGCGGCAAAAGTGTCCGCTGGCTCCCAGGCTGAGGGCGCGGGCGAAATCACAAACCCCACCATCGACGCCATGCTGGCCGGTGTGTGGGCAAGATAAGGAGAATACATAATGGCTATTACAGAAAGCACTATCAATTCTTTAGAGTTCCAGTCTAAACTTACTGGAGAACTGGACAAGGCGCTGGTTCAGTCCGCGCAAACCAGTTTCTTCGCGGACAACGCCATGCGAAGCAAATTTGTGGGTGCGCGCACTGTACTGATTCCGGACGTGGACATGCAGGGCCTCGGCAACTATGACCGGGATGACGGCTTTGTCACCGGTGCGCTGACCGTCTCCAGCGAATCCTATACCATGGCCATGGATCGCGGCCGTTCCTTCCAGCTTGACCGGGAGGACAACGACGAGACCGGCATCGCCAATCTGGCCGGCCAGGTGATGGGGGAGTTCGTCCGTACCAAAGTGGTGCCCGAGATGGACGCCTATGTCCTGTCTAAATTGGCTACGCTGGCCACTACCAAATCCCAGACGGTGACCGGCACCCCCGCCTCCCAGGTCTATAAGATGATTACCGAGGCCATCAACAAGGTGCAGGCGGTTGCGGGCTACAGCGAGCCGCTTGTCTGCTTTGTGGATAGCGAGGTGTGGGGGGCGTTGATGAACTCCGCCGAGCTGTCCCGCCAGCTGATTGTGTCCGATTTCAAGAAGGGCGAGGTCAGCACCAAGGTCAAGATGCTCAACGACGTGCCGATTATCCCGGTAGCAGACGACCGCATGAAGACGGCATACACGTTTTATGACGGCGTGACCGACAACAGCGGATCCAGCGGTGCAGACCAGCGCCCTGGCGGGTTCGTACCGGCTTCCGGCGCAAAGAAAATCGGCATTCTGGTGCTGCCGAAGCGGGCCGCTTCACTGGTCAAGAAGTCCGAACGTATCCGCACTTTCTCTCCTGACCAGAACCAGAAGGCGGATGCGTACCTGTTCCAGTACCGACTGTACTACGACCTGTTCGTCAAGAAGTCGCTGCAGGGCACCATCTACGCCTATACCCGATAATCCGCAGCCGCCGAGTGGGAAACCGCCCGGCGGCTTCTATATGCTGCCGAAGGCGCATGAGCCGGAGGCGGGAACGGAGGAAAACGCATGAAAAGAAAGCCGTGGGAGCCGGAACAGATATTTGATGAATACGAGGCCGGGCGGACGTTTAAATCCGGTTTGGGCCGCAAGGGGTTGTACGAGCAAGGGAAAATCAACGAGCGGTTCTATATTGGCGACCAGTGGCATGGGGCGCGATGTGGGAACGACAGGCCCTTGGTGCGCCACAACGTCATCAAGCGCATTGGCGACTATAAAATGGCCGTGGTGGCGTCCAATCCCGTCACCGTCAATTACTCGGTGGAGGGCGTGCCAAATACCGTTGGTATCAGCGACCGGGCCAGAGACGAGCGAGACGCTTTTGCGCAGGGGCAAATTTCACCGCAAGATTCCATGGGCCTCCCGCCGGAGGAAGAGCTGGCCGTGACCATGACCGCGCTGTCCGACTACTTCAAGACCACGGCGGAACGGGTAAAATTTGACGACCTGAAAGAGCAGGCCTTGCGCAACGCCTATGTGTCTGGCACCGGCGTGCTGCACACCTATTGGGACGATAAAATCCGCACGGGCCTGTATGCGGACGAATCCGGCACCACGCCCATCCAAGGGGATATTGCATGTGAAGTGCTGGACATTGAAAACGTGTACTTTGGCGACCCGAATCTATATGACGTGCAGGCGCAGCCCTATATCATTATCGCCCAGCGCAAGAGCGTTGCGGATTTGCAGCGCGAGGCCCGCCGCAACGGTCGTTCAGAGGCTGAAATCGACGCGATTAAGCCTGACAGGGATACCGGGTATATGGCTGGCGACATGTCAGAGGATGAGCCTGAGGATAGCCGTAAAGCCACGGTGCTGACGAAATTTTGGAAAGAGTGGGCCAAGGACGGCACGTGCAAGATTATGGCCTCTGTGGCCGTGCGCGGCGCTACTATCCGGTACAGGTGGGACACCAAACTGCGGTTGTACCCTCTGGCCGTCTTCCGCTGGGAGCGCCGCCGGAACTGCGCTTATGGCGAAAGCGAAATTACCTATCTCATTCCCAACCAAATTGCCATTAACCGGATGTTGACAGCCAGCGTATGGGCGGTGATGATGCTGGGTATGCCCTTGACGTTGGTCAACGGGGACGTGGTAAACCAACCAATCACCAACGACCCCGGCCAAATCATCAAAATCAACGGTACGTCCGAGGATATGCTGAACGCGGTGCGCTATGTAAACCCGCCGAATTTCGCCCCCGCGTTCGATAACAATATCGCTTCCCTTATCTCCAACACGCTCACCCAATCCGGGGCAAACGACGCGGCGCTGGGTGACGTGCGGCCAGACAACACATCGGCTATTGTGGCAGTGCGGGAAGCTGCAACCATGCCTATGCAGACGGTACAGAATCGGTTTTACAGTTTTGTGGAAGACGTGGCCCGCGTGTGGGCTGAGATGTGGGTGACCATGTACGGGCGGCGCAGCCTGAAAATTGAGGACGAAAACGGCGTGTGGTATATGCCGTTTGACGGCGAGAAGTACCGGGATTTGCTTATCTCGGTAAAGGTTGACGTTGGCGCGTCTACCCTGTGGAGTGAAATCCAGAGTGTGAACACCCTAGACAATCTCTTGGCTTCTCAGATTATCACGCCTAAGCAGTACCTGGAGCGGCTGCCCAAAGGCTCTGTTCCTAATCTTTCCGGCCTTATCCGCGAGATGCAGGAGGCGCAGAGAGCGCAGGAAGAGGCGGCTATGCAAGCGCCTGAACAACAGGGGATTGATGTGCAATCCATCATTGACGGGCTTCCTCCGGAATATCGCCAAGCGTTTGATTCTGTGCCGCCGGAGCAGCAGGCGGCCATGCTACAGGAAATCGGGGTGATGTAATGCGGACGGGAAACGATGTGTTCCGGCGGGCTATGTCCCTGCTGGGATATACAGGTGCAGATGGGGCCGTAAACGGCGCACAATCGGCTGAACTGTTCCGTCGCGGGTTAAATATCGTCAATCAGGTAATGGCCGATATTTGGCCGTTGGAGCGTAAAGACGCATATATCCCGCTTTCCAACATCAACGACGATATTCCGCTGTCTCAGTACGCCGTAGAAAGCACCATTCTCTACGGCGTCGCTATGTTTTTGGCGCAGTCCGAGGGAGACGGGGAAAATCAACAGTTTTATTCCAGCCTGTATCAGCAGAAGCGGAACGCCGTGAAGCGCCCGCCGGTGCGACGGGTCGACACGCTTCCGAATGTGTGGGAGGATTAACATGCGTATTCCAAAAATGCAGGCAAGCCCGCAGTACAGGGTGACTATTCCTAAGCTGGATGGCGGCGTAAACCTCAAGGATGCGCCGCATCTCGTGGAGGATAACCAGCTTACCAACGTTTGCAATATGTGGCGGCAAGACCAAGCCCTTCGGACACGACCGGGCTTGAAAACAGAAATCAATTCTATTTACCGGATAGAAACAAACGAACGTGTTTCTTGTTCCGACGGTGTGCTATCGCCCATTGGCGGCTGCCCGGCTATGGCGGTATTTTCCCGTATTAATATGGGCACAGTCCTCGTATCCGTGTATAAAATTCAACCGGACGGCGGACGCGAACAGGTGGGAAATCCCATATATCTCCCAACCGATGAAGATGTCAACAGTCTTCGCATTATGTTCGTAGAGAGCGACAAGAAGGCGTCTGGCAATGGACTGTATATCTTCTTTAACGTGGGCTTGATTTTTGAGTGGAACGGAAGTGACGAATGGACCCAACTGTCCGATGATGATATGTATGTGCCCACCGTGTTAGTCGGCGGCAAAGGAACATATACAGACGGCGAAGTGGGTGAGCCGAACGGAACCTTTTTTGAAGGATATAACATGTTAACTGGAAGGTTTCGGAGTTTATACACCACCGACGGGAAAGGGAAAACTTTTTGGCTTCCTCAAAAAGGACTAGACAATTCGAAGATAACTGCCAAGTATACAGACAGCAAAGGAACTGTTCATGCCCATACGATTAACGCAAATACTTCGATGGAGACGGCGGCCCAGGCGGATGGTTTAGTGCTTATGGCAGATAGAACAGCGGGTTATGTTTACTTTACTAAGGACAGGGTATCACCTACACCGGTTCCGTCTGCCAACATAACCAATAATTTAGAGGTAGTAGCTTCAAAAGACGATGCAGAAGCCTTTGAAAAAATCACAAACATGAGTATGTGTACTTGGTTCGGCGGCGACCGAAGTGGAATAAACGGCGGGACTAGACTGTTCGTTTCCGGTAATCCTTCAGAGCCAAATCTAGTGCACTGGAGTGATGTTAATAATCCACTGTACTTCCCTGAGAACAACTATGCGCGCATTGGCAATTCTGGTATGGCCGTGACCGCGTTCGGCAAGCAGGAAAACATCCTGGTAGTTTTTAAGGAAAGTGAGATATATTATGCAACGTATGTTGCTGGCGGGGATTTTACCGCCCAGGATGTAATCGATGGCAAGGTTGTTGACGTGGCTGCCAACATGGCTAAGTTTCCCATAACGCCCATACATTCGAGTGTGGGCTGTGATTGCCCGAACACCGTTTCACTTTGTAATAATCGGCTGATCTGGGCCACATCTGGGAAAAAGGTATATACGCTTACATCAGCCAACCAATACAGCGAGCGCAACGTGTTTGAACTATCCGATGCGATTCAACCTGAACTAAACGGATGGGATGAATCGCTTATGAAGGAGTATGCATTTTCCGTCGATTGGGATGGAAATTACTTCTTATTTTGCTTGGACAAGGCCGTTGTGTTTAATTATGGCGGGAACGCTTTTGCAAATATTTCCTCCTACGCCGATCCCAAAAAGGCTCAGAGATACATGGGCTGGTATATCTGGGCATTCGTAGATTATGCCCAAGCGATAAAAGGTTATGTTTTTGGCGGTGTGTGTCAGTTAATCGGCAGGGGGCAAAAGATTTATATAGACCCTGAAACCGGGCAACGCGAATCGTATGATTTTCTGGTGCATTACCATTTCGGTGGCATGTCTGATACGGCGTTATATTATGACGAAATCACAGGAGACACGCCAATCCATTCCATGTTCCAAACAAAACTATTTGATTTCGGTCGTCCAGAACGGCGCAAAAATGTCCGCAAGCTGCACATTGGGGCCACCGATGTGGCGGATGGGTATATCACACTGTCTTATGTGACGGAATTCGGTACGCAGGAGGATGCATACCGAATCGGCATGTATGGGGATGGGGATATGCGTGTGTGGGCCGTTACGCCTCATGTAAACCGCATAAGACGATTTGGAATCCGCGCCGATAGCGCCGGTGCCATGGCGGTGGACGGCATGGTTATTCGATATGAAGTATACGGGGAAGTGAGATAAATGGCGAGGTCAATTCAAGAATACGTTGACGAATTATACGGCAAAGGTCAGGGGACGTTAAATCAAATTCACGAGCAGCGGAAGCAATCGGATCAGCAGCTTATTGATAGTGTGAATGCGGCGATTGACCGCACTACGACCGCCTCCACCAAGCCCTATCAAACGCAAATAGAGCAGCTTCCGGAGGCGTATCAGAAGCAGTTCGACGCCAATGCCGTGCAGGAACTGGTTGGCCGCCGCAAAGTGGAGGAAGCCATGGCCAACATGGGCCTGACCGATTCCGGCCTGAACCGTACCCAGCAGACCGCCTTGTCCGTACAACGCAGCAATGCGGACGCGGCCGCCCGGCTGGAGCAGCAGAAAAAGACCCAGGAATTGCAGGACAAAATTGCCCAGCTTATTGAAGCGGGCGCGGCCCAGAAGCAGCAGCAGGCAGCCGGCGTACTGAGCAATACGTCCAATTGGTTCAACGATGCTTTAGCGAGTTCTTATAGCACCGCTATGCAGCAGGGAACCAGCATGTATAACGCCGATTTAGCCAGGGATGAACAGGCCAGGCAGGCGGAGCTTGACAGGCAAAACGCTCTTGCCAAGGCAAAGTACGAGGCCCAGACCGCACAGGCGCAGGCCACCGCCAAGGCCAAGCAGCAGGAGTTTGAAAACAAAATAGCCTTGGCGAAACTGTTCGCCGGAAACGATGCAACACCAGAAGAAATTGCGAGATACGCGCAAACGCTTGGGCTTTTGCCGTCGTCTAATTCCGGTGCAGGCTCAAGTGGTTCGGCTTCCTCCGGAATAAAATACGAGCCCAAATCCAGAGGCGTATACTTGGGCGGTAAAGTAGAGAGGGGAGAAATAAGCAAATGGGACGCGGTTAAGGATATTATAGATAATTTCCAAGGAGATGAACTAGCCATGCGCCGGGCGGCGCAATCCGCCGGCGTGCTGGATTTGCTTATGCAAAGATATAAATGAAACTAGGTGAGTATAATGCCGTTTGTCCCTATTTCAGACGAAGAACTGAAAAGCCTTAATTCCCTAGAAAGCAAAAGGTTTGTCCCTATATCAAATGAAGAACTTAAAGCATTGAATTCATCACTGCAACTCGCTTCCCAGCAGCCCGCCAAAGGCGTAACCAGGACAACCACGAAGGTGTCTGCTACATCTACAGGGAAATTGCCTGTTGCCGAGCCTTACCAAGTGCCTCTGCCGGATGCTATGGTTTCAGTTTCGAAGGGGCGAAATGTAGCTTCTCAGCTACCGATGTCTCCTGACGAGTTTGTCAACGCTCCGGATTTTTCAGAGAAATCTATATATTCTTCTGGTATAAAGGACGCTACATATCAGCAAATAAACGCATATCACGGAAATGACCCCGAAAAAAAGGCGGCATTTAATCTTCAATTATTGAATAGCCCTGCTCAGAATTTTTCTAACAAGGGATATGCGTACATAACTGAGGATGAATTGAAAACGTATAATTATATACATTCTCAGTTAGGAGAAAAGGCCGCTAATTCGTATCTGGATTCCCTTGGGTTAACCTCTCGTATGACAGAGGATAACGCGAGGCGTAATGAAGAACTGGCGAAAAAACACCCGATCATTACGAGCGCCTTGTCCCCGGTGCTTACATTTGCAAAATCTGCGGCTGCGGTTGATAATGCAGTTTCTTATTTGGGCGGAAACGGGATTGATGAAAATTCCTTTGCGAATCAAGGCTCTAGGGCGCAGTCAAGCGTTCGTGGCACCGTATCGAATAGCATCGAAGAAAACATAGGTGGGATAGGCGGAAAGATTGGTTCATTTGCGTATCAAACAGGAATGTCTATTGCCGATTATCTCACTGTTCTTGCTGGGAGCGGTGGAAACAAGACTGCTGTTTTAAGCTTTTTGTCCACGTCCGCCGCGACTGATGCGCTTATCGAAGGAAAAAATAAAGGGTTGTCTGACGGCCAAGCCATGTTAAAAGGCGTAGTAGCGGGGGCTGCCGAAGCCGTGTTTGAAAAAATTCCGTTAGATAATCTGTTTTCCATCGGCAACAAATCCGGAGTTACCAAAAAAGTTCTGGAAGTACTTAAGCAAATGGGCCTTGAAGGGGCGGAGGAAGTTGGCACTGATGTAGCAAATGCTATAGCTGACGGAGTTATCAGCGGTAATAAATCGGATTACAATCTTTCGGTACGCGCCTATATGGAATCTGGCCTATCCGAAGCAGAAGCCAGAAATAAAGCGGCTGCTGATTTCGCCAAGCAAATAGGTATGTCATTTGCTGGCGGGGCTATTTCTGGCGGTGTTCTTGGCACTGGCGCGGAATTGCTTAACTCCGCCGGTTCAAAAAAAGCAAACGCATCGACAAGTGACCAGTGGACAAACGGCACATATGCTGATACAATGGAGAAAACGCAAGCAGGAGGCGGCACGGATGGACGAGCAGGAGCGACGGAGAATCTGGGCGAAAGTAGCGGCGTATTATGGGAACCCGGCCAAGGAGCCACCGGAGCCGGATTTGGAACTTCGGAAACAGATACAGGATTTTACGAGAGAATATCAAAAAATGCCGAAGGAGCAGAGGCGGAAAATGCTTCAGGCGGCAGAGCGCGACGAACCCTACAGGTAGGAGATAGGACGTATGACTATGAGGTTGTCCCAAGTGCGGAGCAGTCAGCGCAGGCAAAGCAAACGCAAACTCTGCTTACCGAATATGGAATACCGTCTGAAATTGTGTACTGGTCGCAATCCAATGCCAACGGTATAACCCAAACCATGCAGGGCGAGGCTTCTACTCTGCGGAACGGTACAGTGCTCATTAAGAACGACGCAGTCTTACAGGCGCAAGAGATGGCCGGTCACGAAATGGCCCACGTGGCGGCCAAAAAATCTCCCGCTGAGTATCAGAAGTATTATGACGCGGTAGTTAATGAAATTGATTTTTCAAGCGAAACGTTTGTGGATATTTCAGAGTCAATTATTAAAGAATATTTCATTGAACGTGGGAAAGAATTCGATTTCACTCGCGATTATCCAACTTTGTATAAGGAGTTGGTCGCGTACATCAGCGGGGATATACTGGCAGATGAAGCCTTTGCCCGCCAAGAATACTCCTCGGCGCTCTACAATTTCGACGCGGTTCTTGAAGCATGGAAGCACATGGATACCGCCATGCGGGAATATGGGAAAAGCACAAAAAAACCACCTAAAGCAGATTCCGGTAATACCGGGTCTGCTTTTTTTGATGCCGATTCCAAGGGCTCGACCGACAATATAGATGCCATCGTGCGGGATGTGTTCGGATACGGAAAGGCGGAAACTCAAGGGGAGGTCAGAAAACCAGATTTAAGTCAGGAAGCCAAATCAAGCCGAGCGGCAAAAGCGCGCGAAATTGGCTCTATGTTTAATATCAACCCTAACGACGTAGAAACGGTCGCCATACTTGCCGAACAGACCGGACGCAATATCGAATTTGTGGAGACGCTTGGCGAAGGAATAAACGGCAAATACGACGCGGAAACAGGCACACTGTATATTGCGGCGGATAGTCCGAACCCCGTGAAGACCATTATCAAGCACGAACTGACGCACAGTTTGGAGGGCACACAGGCATATACAGAACTGTCGAAGTTTGTTTCAGATATTCTCGTTAAAGAAACGGGGATGAGCCTTGACGAAATCATAGAAGCTAAAATCGGAATTTATGGATTGAGCGGGGAGACGCTAGATTCCAACGGTGCGTTGGCGGAATTGGTCGCGGACTATGTGGGGGATAATCTATTTACAAGTGAAAAAGCAATCCGCCAATTGTCAGCAGAAAAGCCGAGCCTTGCTAGACGAATCTTAAATTGGATTCGCTCAATGAAGACGAAGCTGTTCGGAACCAATCATGAAAAACTGATGGCCGAAGCTGAGAGGATGTATCATGATGCTTTGATGGAGCCGTTTGTAAAAGGAAGTGATTCATCATACGCTAAATATAGCATTCAACACGATGCGGACGGGAAAAGATATGTACATGTAGATACAGACCAAGAAATTTTTAACGGAAAGTCCGTCAAAGAAATGAGGGAAACTGCACGTAAATATATATTGGACGCTTTTCGTGGCAAGGTGCTTCCTGTTGGAGACGGCGATAAGGCGTTTGTAAACGGAAGATCCGCAAGCGAATATGCCAATCCGGCCAATCGACACATGCCAGACGAATTGAAATCAGCAAAAATGCGCGCGTCTACAGAGCTAGACAATTTACTGGCGGTGTCTGATAAAATCGGAAATGTTCCTGATGATGGACGTCATCCAGAGGCAACCGGCGGATGGGATGTATACAGAACTAACTTTGAAGTTGGCGGAGAAATGTTTTCCGGTGAAGTGAAAATAAAAGTAACGGATAAGGGGCGGCTGTTTTATGATGTCACAAAAATAGAAAGAACCGCCCGTAATCGCGATCAAACCAGATTTAATCCGGCCGCCGCATCAGGCAGTTCTTCTGACACCACTATACCACAAACGCATGACGGCGTCAATACTAGTATATCCGAAAATTCGGCGTACGATACAGGAAGATACGCCCTAAAAACAAGGGTGGAGAATTCTGACGGCGTAGAACTGACGGATGGACAGGAGCGGTATTTTGAAAAAAGCCAAGTCAGAGACGATGAAGGCCGGCTTCTGGTGGTGTACCACGCTACCGATGCGGATTTTACCGTGTTTGACAAAGCCAAACAGGGAAGCGCCAACGACCCAGGCGTATGGGGGAGCGGATTCTATTTCGATACCGACCAATCGTTTGCAGAGGAATTCGGCAGCAAATCCAAGCCGTACTATCTGAACATCACCAACCCTCTGCGGACTACTTATGACGCCGATTGTCATGTGGTGGCCGGAATATTTCGGCGGGCCGGGATTGATATCCCATTCAAAATTAAGCCGGATACCTCTCTTTTGCAGTTCATTAAGAAATTCGGCAATCGAAAATTCAGCGATACTCTACAGGCACTTGGCTATGATGGTGTGATTGTATCCGGGGAAGAATGTGTGATTTTTGAGCCGGAGCAAGCGAAATTGACCAACAACATTAATCCAAGCGGCGATCCGGATATACGGCACTCTATTGGAGTAAGTAGCGGCGATACCATAGCCGATATCAAAGCTATGGTTGAACGGTATGGCGCTATTAAACGCGGTGAAGCGCCTGCCCGTGATGTGGAAATTCCAAAGCAGACCAACGACCAAACACGCACCCGCCAATACGTCCGCACAGCTGCCGAGGCTTCTCAGGTTCCGGACAGCTTCATTAACGGCATTACTCAGGACGTGATGAACGACGTTTATGCCTATGTTCCGATTAGCAACAACGAGGCTATGGAACGGGCGGTCAGCACGGTCGAAAACATGGGGCTGGATAAGGCGATAGAGCAGTGGAACGCGGCGGTAAACGGGGAGCACATGCCCAGCAAATACGATGTGGCTTTGGGCGAATATCTGCTTACACTTGCCGGGAAAAACAACGATCCGGCCCTGGCGTCCAAGATGATTATCGAATTGTCAACGGTCGCTACTAATGCAGGGCAAGCGGTTCAGGCCATGTCCATGCTAAAGCGCATGACGCCGGAGGGCCAGCTGATGGCGCTGCAGAAGGTAGCCGACCGCATCAACAGGGAACGCCCGGACAGCAATGTTAAAATTCCGGAGACCATTATCGACAGAGTGCAGAGGGTGAACCCCAGAGACACGGAAGCCGTTGACCAGATAATGCACGATGGGCTGGTTGCCCTCGCGGGGCAGGTTCCGTCTACCTGGCTAGACAAATGGAACGCATGGCGGTATCTCGCTATGCTTGGCAACCCGAGAACCCACATTCGGAATATCGTCGGAAACGCGGCTTTTACTCCCATCATTTACACCAAAGACTTTTTGGCCGGTGCTATAGAGGGCGTGGTGAACGCCGCTTCCAAGGCGGCGGGCGGTCAGGGGATAGCCAGAACAAAAACAGCCCTTTCCGCTTTACCGTTTTCCAAAAGAAGCGAATATCTGAATTTTGTCCGCGAGGACTTTCAGAAAATGAAGGACGTGATAAACGGAGGTGGCGGCAAGAACCCGGCGGACGTTGTACGGGATAATCAGAAGGTGTTCACATCCAAGCTGATGCAGCCGGTAGAGAAGGCAGGGAAACTGAATTCCAAACTGCTGGAAGCCGAAGACCTGGCCTTCAAAAAAATCCATTATGAACGGGCGCTTATGCAATATCTGGCGGCGAATAAAATTGACCTGAGTACCGTTACCGAGGAAACCTTGAATAGGGGCCGAAACTACGCCATTCGAGAGGCGCAGAAGGCCACCTTTGCAGATGCGTCCGCTTTTGCGTCCGCGCTGAATCGCTTGTCCAGACAGCATAAAGCCGCACAGTTTCTCATCGAGGGGAATCTGCCATTTAAAAAGACCCCTGTGAACATACTGAAACGTGGCGTGGAATACAGCCCCGCCGGGGTTTTAGACACGGTAACGCGCAAAGCTTATCAGTTGAAGACCGGGAAAATCGGCGCCGCCGAGTTTATCGATAGTTTGTCCGCCGGGCTTACCGGTACGGGTATTATGGCTTTGGGTATGTGGCTGGCTTCAGCCGGTTTGTTGTCTGGCGGACTTGGGGGCGATAAGGACGACCAATTCTCAAAGCTACAGGGCGAGCAGGAGTATGCGTTAAAAATAGGGGACACATCATACACGATAGACTGGGCGGCCCCCGCCGCGCTTCCTCTGTTCGTGGGCGCTGAAATCGTTGACTTATACCGGGATTCTAAAACTGGAGAAGTGCCGCTTTCCAAGCTGCTGGAATCGTTGACAAACCTTTCCGAGCCAATGGTGAATATGTCCATGCTACAGGGGATTAACGATGCCATTGAGAACGTAAAGTTCAGCGATAATCCTATCGTGGATTTTGGAATGAACGCGGGGGTTAGCTATCTCAGCCAGGGGGTTCCGACCCTGCTTGGACAGATAGCCAGAACCTCGGACGATACTCGCCGCCGGAATTATGTTGAACAAGGCAGTGCTTTCCCCACGATTCAAATGGCCTTGCAGAGAAACAAATCCAAAATCCCCGGTGCTTTGCAAACACAACAACCATACGTGGACGCTTGGGGGCGCGAGGAGCCGACTGGGAACATTGCGGAAAGAGCGTTCAGCAATTTCCTAAGCCCTGGTTATACCAGCGAAAAGCAAATGTCCTCCATGGAAAAGGAACTGGAGAGGCTATACGAAGAAACGGGAGATGCCGGTGTCTTGCCTTCTTCTGCGCAAAAAAGCATAACGAATCAAGGGGAAAAGTATGTTCTCACCGCAGAGGAATACACGGAATATCAAAGGACAATGGGGAAGACCTCCTATGAACTATTAAGCAAGCTGACGGGTTCATCCGAGTATAAAAAGCTGACAGACGAACAGCGTACAGATGCTGTTTCGGAGGTATACAGCTATGCGAAGGATTTGGCCAAGGAGGAAATGCTGAAAAGCCGCGGGGTGAAATATGAGGCGTCATCAAAGCGCCAAAGCATGGACGCGGCGAAGAAAAACGGCGTTCCGCTCTCTATGTATCTTCTCTACAGCATTCAGGCAAAAGACCTGAAATCCGATAAAAAATCTAATGGGGATACGGTAAGCGGTTCTCTTAAGCGCAAAAAAGAGGAGCTTCTAAACAATATGGGGGTGACAGCTCAACAGAAACGGGTTCTGCTACTGCTGGATGGATATGGCAGTAAACAGCAGAGAGAACAACTACTTACTGGCACGGTTTCTTCCGGTTCCAGCTACGAAGAAACGGCAATCGACAGACTACTAAAGGGGGCGCTATCGTGACAGCTATTCGGACAATAGAATATACAGCCAGTCCAAGCGGTGTGAAGCCAATCGCACCGCAGGACGCGGGCGTCCGGGGAGAACACAAAGCCACAAACGTGGTGTTCAACCTGGACGCTTCTCTTATTAAGCCGGAATATAAATACCGGTTTGAATATGTTGACGGGTTCAGCGGGTTTGACACAACTGAGTTTGTGCAGCCAGTTGGGAGCACAGTGTCCATACTCCTCCCGGTTGAATGGACAGCCGGCGGCGGGTGTGGAACGTTGCGACTTTGCATCGTGGCCCTTGATAGCCAAAGCAACGAAGAACAGACGGTATATACATTTCCCGCAAGCCTGCTGTTTGCAGAACGCGAAACCGGTGGGGAATGTAACTACAAAAAGGGGTTGTCCGCGCTTATTGACAGCGCCGGGAAAGCCACTGACGCCGCGAACGAAGCCGCAGAAAACGCGAACGCGGCGGCGGACAGAGTGGATGAATCTGTGTCCGGCGCCAACACGGCGGCAGCCAACGCGAATCGAGCCGCTGCAAGCGCGGATGCTTCTGCGGCCACGGCCAACGCGGCGGCCGGCGGGGCGCAGGAGGCCAAGGAGGCGGCCGACACGGCGGCCAGCGGGGCCAATACGGCAGCCGAGCAGGCGCGGACGGCGGCGGCCAGCGCCAACACAGCGGCAGGAACGGCCAGCACCGCCGCTTCCAACGCCAACGCCGTGGCCGACGCGGTGCAGGCCAAGCTGGACGCGGGCGAGCTGAAGGGCGAGAAAGGCGACACCGGCCCCGAGGGCCCCCAGGGGGTCAGCGGGGTGTACGTGGGCGGCGGCGACATGCCGGAGGGGTACACCGTCCAGGTGGATCCCACCGGGGATATGCTGTGCTATACCGCCGGGGAGAGCAACGACCGATACGCCAATGTGCTGACCGGCACGGCTTCGGGGTCGGTGGCCGCGCTGGAGGACGTGTCCCCGACGGGGGCGCTGCGCCGGGCGGCGGTGCTGGGCGCGACCGCCGAGACCGGGTCGGGGGATAAGGGGCCCGATAACCCGTATACCCTCGCGGGTGTACAGCCGACAAAGGTGACGGTGTGCGGGCGGAACCTGCTGACATATCCGTATACCAGCAAAACCAAAACGGAAGTGGGTGTTACCTTTACCGACCTAGGCAATGGGGCGATTAGCTGCTCCGGGACGTGCACCATCGCGCAGGGGGTAGTATTCAGCTTTCGCGGTGCCGCCGAGCCGTTCACCTGTTTTCCGGGGTTTACCTATTCGGTATCCGGCTGCCCGGCGGGAGGCGGCGATTCGACAATGGGGACGTACTGTATCCGGGTTGTTGAGGTAAAAGACGGCTCCATGATTTGGAGCAATCGTTACAACGATACCGGTCATGGAATAACGTTCCAGGTAGCGGAGAAAAAACAATTTACTATTACCTTTACCGTGTGGGGATTTGCTACGGTCAATAATCCTGTCTCTTATACACATCTGACGCTGCCGACGAACTCTAGGGTGTAGA